CCATGACGTAGCACCGAAGGCGTGTCCAAGTTTCGACTTGCAACGCTGGTTGGCTACCAATGAACTGGTCACTTCCGACCACGGTTAATAAATTCTAAAGGAGAACAACTTAATGATTAAACTTATTGAATTTCTTGGTCGTCTGGTGGTGCGTGGTTATCGTCATGCTGCGGTACTGGAGCGAAAGGTAGAAAAGAAGACTGCTGACGGTGCGGCTAATGCTGCTGCTCTGGCTGACAAGCTGACCATCGCGTCACTGGAAGCTGGCATGAAGGCACGTCAAGCTGACACCAAAGCTGACCAGTTGGCACAGTTCTTCAAAGCCTAAACTATCACCTTAGGGATGGGACCATGAGTCCTGTCCCTTTGTTCGCATTTGTGATTAAGGAGTGACCAATGTCATACGATGACCAAGACGACGAGAGTGTCTTTCTGTATCACACCCAGTGTCCAGACTGTGGGTCCTCGGATGCCAATGGTGTTTACTCAGACGGCCATCAATTTTGCTTTGCATGTGACCCTTCAGTCGCATGGAAGAAAGGAGACATGGAGTTGACCGAGGGATACACACCCTCAGGAGGTAGAAAGCAAGTGAGCAATCTGTTAACGTTCAGCGAGAACGCTGGACGATATGTACCACTACCAGCCCGTAGTCTAAGCATGGAGATATGCAAGAAGTACAGCTACTGGGTGGGTAACATGGGTGGCAAGATGGTTCAGGTCGCTGATTATTACGACAGGTCCGGGACCAAGGTAGGGCAGAAAGTACGAGACGCTGAGAAGAACTTCACGGCTATCGGTAGCGTAAAGTCTGACATGCTGTTCGGCTCTCAGCTCTGGAACGGTGGCAAGAAGATAGTCATCACCGAGGGTGAGATAGACGCTCTGTCTGTGGCTCAGGTGCAGGACGGGAAGTATCCTGTGGTATCGCTTCCGTTAGGCTCCAAGTCTGCGAAGAAAGCGATGGCTGCGAACCTTGAGTATCTCGACCAGTTCGAAGAGATAATCTTGATGTTCGACATGGATGAACCGGGTCGTCAGGCAGTTGAGGATGCAGCTCCAGTCTTACCAGCAGGTCGGGTTAAGGTTGCGTTCATCAACGGGTACAAAGACGCAAACGCTGCACTTCAGGCCAAGGACTTCAAGGCCATCACAGATGCTATCTGGAACGCTAAACCTTTCGTCCCGGCTGGCGTGGTATCAGCGGCAAGTCTGAAGGACCGCACACGAGAGGCAATGCTTAAGGCAGAGACTGAAGGTCTCATGTTCTCGTCATGCACAACACTCAACGCGATGACCCTCGGTGCGCGAGCTGGTGAGCTTATCATGGTGACTTCAGGGTCAGGCATGGGTAAGTCTACCTTCGTACGCCAGCTCCTCTTAGAGTGGGGCAGAGGTGGTAAGCGTGTGGGTATGGCTATGCTTGAAGAGGCAGTAGAGGAAACAGTTCAGGACCTTATGGGTCTGGACAATAACGTCCGTCTACGCCAGAGCAAGGAACTGAAGCAAGCCATCTTGGAGGATGGTCGGTTCGACGAATGGTATGACAAGCTGTTCGGAGACGATAAGTTCCACCTGTACGATTCATTCGCAGAGTCAGAGGAGGACACCTTGTTCGCTAAGTTAGCCTACATGGTGGATGGTCTTGACTGTGACGTCATACTGCTGGACCACATCTCAATTGTTGTGTCTGGCATGGAAGATAACTCAGATGAACGTAAGACCATTGACCGCATCATGACTCGTCTCAAGAAGTTTGCGAAGACGAAGGGTGTGGTTGTCGTGGTTATATGTCACCTAAAGAACCCAGAGAAAGGTAAATCGCATGAAGAAGGACGACCTGTTAGTATCACTGATTTGCGTGGAAGTGGTGCTCTGCGTCAGCTATCTGACACTATTATCGCACTGGAGCGCAACCAGCAAGGGGATACTCCTAATATTGTCCAGCTCCGTTTGCTTAAGTGCCGCTTTACTGGTGACACGGGAGTGGCGGGACACCTTGAGTACAACAAGACTACCGGGTGGCTTGAACCGATTAGCTTCACTGACAGCAGCGGAGAAGAGGATAGCGGCTCGTGGGAAGATACCGACTTCTAGCCTTGAGTCCAGACTTGAGGCATCACTGAAACGGAGAGTAAACAATGCTACGAAAACTTAAAGCTCGATACCATCGGTTCATGTACAAATGGTGGAGCGATGAAGCAACCTGCCTGTCGAACATTCTGGGAGACCAGCGGTTCAACTCTGCGGCGTGGAAGAGAGCTAACCGGAAGTTTATGTATCACTTCTTGCGTACAGACTTCTAGGTCTAGGCTCAAGGTCATTCACATCGAGTGGCCTTTATGATTAGACTAAAGCGGAGGATTAACCATGTTTGACCTTAAGGATATTTGGGGTTCGGACATCGAGACCAACGGTCTCCTTGACACCGTGTCCCAGTTCCATTGTGGGGTCCTGATTAATGCCGAGTCGAATGAGACCCTTAAGTATGGGGTAGCGCCAATGGTCGGTATCGTCGGTGGCTTCAAAGAGTATGTGCAGAAGGTGGAAGAGATTGCTGCAACACCTACAGGTATGCTGGTCTTCCATAACGGTATCAACTATGACGTCCCGGCTATTGACAAGCTGAAGCGTCTGTACTTTGGGAAACGCTTTAACTTCCCGAAACACAAGATGATTGATACATTGGTGCTGGGCCGCTTGATGTATCCCAACATTAAGTTCTCAGACATGGGAGCGGTGAAAGCGGGTCGTCTGCCACCTAAGATGATGGGACGTCAGTCTCTTGAGGCTTGGGGTTATCGTCTCGGTGAGATGAAAGGTGAGTACAAACATGATTACGTTGCCAAGTGCAAGGCCGAGGGTATCGAATATAAGGCTGGGGACGAATGGCTGTTCCCGTCTCAGGAGATGCTGGACTATAACGTTCAAGACGTTGTGGTCACACTGGCGTTGTTCAAGAAGTTCCTGACTGACAAGTATTACTTCCAGTCTGAACAGTTCGCTTTCGACCAGATTTATGCGTTGCGTCTGGAACATGATGCTGCATGGACCTGTGCGAAGATGGAACGTAACGGCTATCCGATGAACACCGAGATGGTCGAAGGCTTATATCGTGAACTCACCGTCAAACGTGCAGAGCTGCTGGACAAGCTGCGTTCGACTTTCGGTAGCTGGTATGCACCGAAGGGAGGCAAGGAGTTCTTCAAGCACCCACGTACAGGCAAGGACCTTCCGAAGTATCCGCGAGTCGTGTATCCTAAGGTCGGCGGCATCTTTAAGAAGCCGAAGAATAAAGCTCAACGCTTAGGTCTTGAACCTTGCGAGCGCGATACGCGAGACACGATGGAGGGAGCACCGTTCACACCTATCACTTACGTTGAGTTTAATCCGGGAAGCGGAGACCACTTGGCGAAAGTCTTGATGGAGCGTGGCTGGGAGCCTGTAGACTTCACTGACACCGGGAAACCTGTAGTCGATGACGAGACGTTAGAACACGTTAAGTTACCAGACGCAGAGGCTCAGGCTTGCGTAGAGCTGGTTCGTGAGTATCTGGTAGTCCAGAAGCGCATCGGTCAGGCGGCTGAAGGTAAGAACGCATGGTTGAAACTTGTAGGTCCAGACGGACGTATGCACGGCTCAATCAACCCATGTGGTGCAGTAACCGGGCGTGCGACCCATAGTACACCAAACATGGCTCAGGTCCCGGCTAACGGTGCCCCATACGGTGAGACTTGCCGTGGTGCTTTCGGCGCAGCGTGGAACAAGAAGGACGGTAAGCCAGACCCTTGGATTCAAGTTGGTGTGGATGCCTCAGGTCTTGAGCTTCGTTGTCTTGGGAACAGAGCGGCTCCGTTTGATGGTGGTGCCTATGCGAAGACTGTGGTCGAAGGTGACATCCACTGGGCCAACGCAGTAAACGCTGGGTTAGCACCTAACGTCCCACGCGATAAGTCTAACCACGACCATGAGGCTTTCCGTAACAACGCCAAGACGTTCATCTATGCGTTCCTGTATGGTGCAGGGGCCGCTAAGATTGGACTGATAGTCGGCGGTGGTAAGAAGGAAGGTTCAGCTCTCATGAAGAAATTCATTGAGGGTACACCAGCCATCAAGGACCTCAGGGAAGCTGTGAGTAATACGTTAATCTCAGACTCTAAGTGGGTGGACGGTGAGAATATCGTCAAGTGGAAACGACGCTGGCTTAAAGGTCTGGACGGTCGCCGCATTCACATCCGGTCGCCACACTCAGCACTTAACGCCCTACTTCAGGGTGATGGTGCGGTAGTATGTAAGCACTGGATGGTGCTGACTGAGAAGAAACTTGAGGAGGCTGGTTATGGCAACGGCTGGGATGGAGACTTTGCGTTAATGGCTTGGATTCACGACGAATTACAAATCGCGTGTCGTACTAAGGAAATTGCCGAGGATGTAGTTCGAATCGCACAGGAAGCCATGAGAGAGGTCGGACGATTCTATAACTTCAAGTGTGAGCTTGATACGGAGGGTAAGATTGGACCAACATGGAAAGAGTGCCATTGACCCACGCACTCAGACCTTGAGGTTTCACACCATGCCTACCGGATGTATTGTCTGTGTTTCCCATAAGAGGAACCATGACGGGTACTTCCGGTATTCTATGGGAAGTTATCGCAAGGGTAATAAGGTCGCCTTCATGTTCCACCGATGGGTCTGGGAGCAGAAGCGTGGACCGATACCAGATGGCTACGAGATAGACCATTTGTGTTTGAACCGAGGGTGCTGCAATGTAGAGCATCTACAATGTATTCCTAAGCGTGAGCACATAATTAAGACGAACCGCGAGCGCAGACTTGTAAAGAGGGAGAAAGCTAATGGCTATTACTAAACGTATTCGCGTGAGTTTTGACTTGAAGATGGTTGTCAGCTCAAAGGAAGAAGAGACTATGTGTCGTCAGCTTGCTGCGGCGACTAAGGCCTATGCTGATGGTGAGAAGCTGGATGGACTTCAGTTGGCTATGGTCAAAACAGCAATCGAGTCAGGACCTGAGTCTGCTCTTGAAATTGCCGTCAAGAAGGTCATTAAAAAGGAGCTGGTAGATGCCTTTGGTGAGGGTCAGTTCGGTGTGTCCAACCTGCGATTCGAGGTCAAGCAATGAGTGAATACTTACGGGTCCTTGCGGCCATTAAGTCCTGCCCGAAGACCTTTCAGTCCAACTATGTGCGCAACAACGCTGCACTTGTGGCTGAGGCTGCGAGTCGTGGACATCTAAGCTGCCTGTCTATGGATGGGCGTACCAATGGTGCGTGGGAGATTACCGCTGCTGGCACCAAGTTCCTGAACCAACACGGAGGCTGTCTATGAGTCAACAACCTTTGGATTTTCTGGGCCAACCTATCGAAGTGGGCGACAAGTTCGTCTACGCTGAAGCTGGGGGTCGAGGCGGTACAATGGCGCTCCACTATGGGGTCGTCACACGGATGACTGAGAAGCAGGTTCTGGTAGAGAAGACCCGCTGGGGCCAGACTTGGCGTCCATTTAACTGCATCGTCATTGTCGAGAAGTGCGGCCCAGCCGAGGAGCCTCTTCTAGGAGCAACCTTAGCGATGGCTAAAGGAGGTCTTCGGGATGAGTGACAAGAAGATTGCTCTGGTGCTTGATGGTGACTATCTGGTCTTCTCTTCTATGGCTGCTGCCGAGGACGAGACAGACTGGGGCGATGACATCTGGACCCTTATCTGCGACCACGAGAAGGCTCGTCGTATCCTTGAGAACACCATCTCTGAAATCGTTAAGAAACGCAAGGCGTGGAAAGACGCTAAGATTGTGATGTGCTTTACTGACGATAACAACTGGCGTAAGGATGTTCTGCCTACCTATAAGGCCAACCGTAAAGGCTCTCGCAAGCCTGTAGGTTACAAGAAGTTCGTAGCAGAAGTGATGGCTGACCCACGGTTCAACAGCTTCCTGCGTCCTACGCTTGAGGGTGATGACTGTATGGGCATCATCGGGACCAGACCTCAGATTGTCGGATGTGACCATGCTGTTCTGGTGTCATGTGACAAGGACTTCAAGACCATCCCAAACTGTGAGTTCTTCTGGTTAACCACTGGTGAAATACTAAGTCATACTACTGCCGAGGCAGACTACTGGCACATGGAGCAGACCATCAAGGGTGACACTACAGATGGCTACGGTGGCATTCCTGGGATGGGCGAGGATACCACTCGTGCGTTCCTTGACGAGCCGTACTACTTCGTTCAGGAGAGCCGTGAGCTTAAGACTGGTAAGAACAAAGGCCAGATTAAGACTGAGTGGAAGAAGTATCCGAAGCGTGAAGACATGACGTTGTGGGACTGCATGGTGACTCTGGCTGCTAAAGCTGGGATGACCGAGGAGGAACTTCTGGTCCAAGCTCAGGTCGCTCGTATTTGTCGAGCATCTGACTATGACCCTAAGTCCAAGGAGGTCATCCTGTGGACACCATCCATGTAATTTACTGGGCCGGACTTCTGGCCCTTTACTGCATGTACAAGTGGTTTGGGTCGAACAACCGTCCTAAACACTGAGTCTAACCGATAGTCATATCCTATCAATCCAACAGTCATCCATAGGTGAAACACTAAACTATCACTATAGGGACTTTAGGACCTAAGATATGACTATAAGATAGACTTTAGTCTTAACTTAAAGAGGAGATTCAAGATGGCAATTAATGCTATTGAAAACGTTGTTAAGCAGTTACAGGAAGAAAGACTTGATGTCCCTAACATCTCCCAGTCTGCCATCCAGTTCCTGCACGTATTGTTCAACGCAAGCTACGCTGAGAAGACGGGAGCTATCAGTCTCCTCAAGCAGCAGGGCTACAGCGATGCGTTCATTGCCGGGTTTATCAAGGGTCTCCAGTATTGCTCTGACACTCTCGACTCTGCGATTGCTATGCGTCGTGAGCTGAAAGATACCGTTCAGTTCGATTAACTGTAGGAGGGACTATGTGTTTCAGTCCAAAGATTAGCACCCCGAAGCCCTCGGTCCAAGCACCTGAACCAGCACCTCTGAGTGAGGAAGTTGCGTCAGTTGACATTGGGGCTGAATCGGATGTGGACACCAACGAGACCAAAGGTATCAAAGACCTGAAGGTTAAGAAGGAGTCTGCGCCTAAAGATAAATCGTCAGTAAGTCGCGCTATGCGTAACTCTGGCGTCAACATGGGGTAAGACAATGCTACCATATCTCAACTCACGCGAAGGTCGCCACATGTGCGCTTGTCGCCTCTGGGAAGACGGGCAGTCTAACTTCAAGTCATTCGAGGACTTCAAGGCTCATACTTACCGTATGGCTGACGAGTTCGATGGTGAAGAGTACACAATCTACGATGTCTCAGGTCAACCAGTAGCGTACCTCTACATGCTGGCTACCGCATCTTGGCACCGACCGACTCCCGGTCTGGACCTTTCAATCGTCGCTATTCGTCGTGACTCGCAGTCCTCCCGCAAGGTTCTTGAGACTGTCAGGCACATCGTAAACGAAGAGTGCAAGCGTTGGGGTCTTGACTGGTATTCTCGTGTCAAGCATGTTTCTGGGTCGGTAGACATCGTAACAACTAAGGAGATTAACCGTGGGTAAATCAATCAGTAAGGCTTTCAAGAAAGTAGTAAAGGGTGCGTTAGGGACCGTTGGCCTTGGCTCTAATGAAGCACCTAAGGTTGTTGAGGCTCAGACCCCAGCAGCGCCAGTGGAAGTCCCGAACGACCAAGTGGAAGATGTGGATACTGAAGTGACCGCATCCGACGAGAAGAAAGTGAAGCGTTCCGGTAAGCGTAGCCTTCAGGTATCTCGTACATCTGGTGGTGGTATTTCTATTTGACCGGATGCATCGAGTGGAAGTGGGCCAAATCCTCAGCAGGATACGGGCAGAAGCGTATAGACGGTAAGTTAGTGTATATGCACAGACTCGCTTACGCCGATGTGCATGGGCCAATACCAGACGGAATGTTCGTCCGTCATAAGTGTGATAATCCAGCATGTTTCAACGTAAACCACTTAGAGTTAGGAACTCAGCGTGATAACATGCAGGACGCCTCAAAGCGTGGTCGCATCAATAAAACCAAAATGGCTAGAGGTGAAGACCAAGGGTTATCGGTTTTAACAGAAGACCTTGTTCGAGAAATCCGCAAGTCAACCGTAGGTTGTAAAACACTGGCTCGTGAGCTAGGCGTTAGCAAGTCTACAGTTTTGCGTGTTCGCCAAGGTAAAACATGGAGGCACGTAGATGGCTAAACGCGAAGGATTTGCCGCTGAAGGCGCGAAGTCAGTTTATGATAGATTGAAGAACGGACGACAGCCTTACGAGACCCGCGCACAGAACTGCGCTGCCGTGACTATTCCCTCGCTATTTCCTAAGGAGTCAGATAACTCCTCTACGGAATACGTGACGCCGTGGCAAGCTGTAGGTGCTCGCTGTTTGAACAACTTGGCTGCAAAGCTGATGTTGGCATTATTCCCTCAGTCACCGTGGATGCGACTAACAGTCTCAGAATATGAGGCCAAGACCTTGAGTCAGGACTCAGAGGCTGCTGCTCGTGTTGACGAAGGGCTTGCTATGGTCGAGCGAGTGTTGATGGCCTACATGGAGACTAACAGTTTCCGTGTGCCGTTGTTCGAAGCACTGAAGCAACTTATCGTCTCAGGTAATTGTCTTCTCTACATTCCAGAGCCTGAACAGGGAACCTACAGTCCTATGCGAATGTACCGCTTAGTGTCCTACGTTGTTCAACGTGATGCTTTCGGTAATATCTTGCAGATTGTGACTCTCGACAAGGTAGCGTTTAGTGCTCTACCAGAAGACGTGAAGTCTCAACTCAACGCAGACGACTATGAGCCTGACACCGAGCTGGAAGTGTATACGCACATCTACCGTCAGGACGACGAGTATCTGCGCTATGAGGAAGTGGAAGGGATTGAGGTAGCAGGGACCGAGGGTTCCTACCCACTGACTGCATGTCCATACATCCCGGTACGAATGGTTCGACTGGATGGTGAAGACTATGGTCGTTCTTACTGCGAGGAGTATCTGGGAGACCTGAACTCGCTGGAGACGATTACAGAAGCTATCACCAAAATGGCTAAGGTAGCCTCCAAGGTGGTGGGCCTCGTTAACCCGAACGGTATCACGCAACCTCGTCGTCTGAACAAGGCGGCTACAGGTGAGTTCGTGGCTGGTCGCGTAGAGGACATCAACTTCCTGCAACTGACGAAAGGTCAGGACTTTACGATTGCCAAGTCGGTGGCTGACGCTATCGAGCAACGTTTAGGCTGGGCCTTCCTTCTTAATAGTGCTGTTCAGCGTAATGCCGAGCGAGTCACTGCTGAAGAGATTCGTTATGTTGCTGGCGAACTGGAGGCGACCTTAGGTGGCGTGTACTCAGTACAGTCACAAGAGCTTCAGTTACCTATCGTCCGTGTGCTGCTGAACCAGCTTCAGTCTGCTGGCATGATTCCTGACCTTCCGAAAGAAGCGGTAGAGCCTACTGTCTCAACTGGTCTGGAAGCGTTAGGTCGGGGTCAGGACTTGGAGAAGCTGACTCAGGCAGTGAATATGATGAAAGGGCTACAGCCTCTGCAACAGGACCCAGACATTAACTTGCCTACCCTGAAGCTACGACTGCTGAATGCCTTAGGCATTGACACTGCCGGTCTGCTACTAACTCAGGACGAGAAGATGCAACGTATTGCTGAACAATCCGCTCAAGGAGCCGTGGTCAACGGTGCGTCTGCTGCTGGTGCTAACATGGGCGCTGCTGTAGGTCAGGGAGCTGGCGAGGACATGGCTCAAGCCTAAACTATCACTATAGGAACAACACAACTTGAGTGAGTGAACGCATGGCCAGCCGTAACGGGAGGGCAGGTTGTTGTGTTTCCTATTAACGACTTAAAGGAGAATGACTTAATGTCTCAATCAGTTTATGCCGAGTTCGGCGTTAGCTCTAATGCAATCACTGGTTCCGTAGAGGACCTGAACGAACACCAGAAGTCTATGCTTGAACAGGACGTAGCTGTTCGTGATGGCGATGACGCTATTACCTTCAAGCAACTGGAAGCCGAAAACGAAGAGGCGACCGAAGAAGACGATAACGTCGAAGAGACTGAGGGTGCTGAAGACAACGAGGCCGATGACGAAGAGTCTGAGACCGATGGTGAGCAACCTGAGTTCGTTGAGCTGGGTGATGCACCTAAAGAGCTGACTGAAAGTGTCACTGCTCTTGATGAAAATGAAGCTGCATTTGACGACATGGTGTCTTCTGCTGTAGAGGCTGGCAAGGTCACTGCTGATGAAATTACCGCTATCAAGGCCGAATACGCCAAGGACGGTAAGCTGTCTGACGCATCCTACGCTAAGCTGCAGGAAGCAGGTTACACCAAACGTTTCGTTGATTCGTTTATCCGTGGTCAGGAAGCTCTGGCTGAACAGTATGCTGCTGGTGTGGTTCGCTACGCTGGTGGTGCCGAACAGTTCAATCGCATCCTGTCACACCTTGAGTCTAACGACCCATCAACTCGTGAAGCACTTGAAGCTGCTATCGTTCGTAAGGACATTGCGACTACCAAAGCTCTGCTAAATCTGGCTGGTAAGACTATGGGTAAAGCTGTAGGCGTTAAACCTCAGCGTACAATCACCACTCAGGCCAAACCTGTGGTCGCACCTAAGGCTCCTCAGACCGAAGCATTCAGCTCCAAGGCTGAAATGATTAAGGCTATGAGTGACCCGCGATACCTGCGTGACGCTAAGTACACGATGGAGGTTCGCGCTAAGGTAGCTGCCTCAAGCCTGTAGGACTAAACTATCACTATAGGGAGACCAAGAGAAAGACTCAAGGTTTCCCTATTACTTCAGTCCATACGGATTGGGCATACAGTAAGTAATAAACTTTATCTTTCAATTGAATAGGAGAATTATCATATGGCAAACGTTCCGGGTCAGAAAATTGGTACAGACCAAGGTAAAGGCAAATCCAGTTCCGACGCTCTGGCGTTGTTCCTGAAGGTATTTGCTGGTGAAGTCCTGACCGCATTCACTCGCCGCTCTGTAACTGCTGACAAGCATATTGTCCGTACCATTCAGAACGGTAAGTCTGCTCAGTTCCCGGTCATGGGTCGCACCTCTGGTGTGTATCTGGCTCCGGGTGAGCGACTGTCCGATAAACGTAAAGGTATCAAACATACCGAGAAAGTGATTACCATTGATGGTCTGCTGACTGCCGATGTGATGATTTTCGACATTGAAGACGCGATGAACCACTATGACGTGGCTGGTGAGTATTCCAACCAGTTGGGTGAAGCTCTGGCTATCGCTGCCGATGGTGCGGTTCTGGCTGAAATGGCTATCCTGTGCAACCTCCCAGCCGCATCCAACGAGAACATCGCTGGTCTTGGTACCGCGTCCGTACTGGAAGTTGGTAAGAAAGCTGACCTCGACACCCCGGCTAAACTGGGTGAGGCAATCATCGGTCAACTGACCATTGCTCGTGCGAAGCTGACCTCCAACTACGTTCCTGCTGGCGACCGTTACTTCTACACCACGCCGGACAACTACTCTGCAATCCTCGCGGCTCTGATGCCGAACGCTGCTAACTATGCTGCGCTGATTGACCCAGAGACTGGCAACATCCGTAACGTTATGGGCTTCGTTGTTGTTGAAGTTCCACATCTGGTTCAGGGTGGTGCTGGTGAGACTCGTGGTGAAGACGGTATCTCTATCGCTTCCGGTCAGAAACACGCATTCCCGGCGACTGCTACTGGCGACGTTAAAGTTGCTATGGACAACGTTGTGGGTCTGTTCTCTCACCGTTCTGCTGTAGGTACTGTGAAGCTGCGTGACTTGGCGCTGGAACGTGACCGTGACGTCGATGCTCAGGGCGACCTGATTGTTGGTAAATACGCTATGGGTCACGGTGGTCTTCGTCCTGAAGCGGCTGGCGCACTGGTTTTCAGCCCAGCGATGTAAGCACCTTTAGCCAACCTAACGTCGCTACAGTAGCGGCCGCACCTGAAGAGGAGACTCTAACTCCTCAACAGAAAGCTGCGCGTACTCGTGCTGCGAATAGGGCCGCTAAACTGGCTAAGTCCAACATCTAATTGAAACCCCTTGGGTGCCTTCGGGTGCTTGAGGGGTTTTTGCTTAAAATGAGAGGAGACTTATGGCTCAATACATTCCACTGAATGCTAACGATGACTTAGATGCCATCAATGATATGTTAGCTGCTATCGGTGAACCAGCAGTCCTACAGCTTGACGAAGGGAACGCTGACGTCTCGAATGCTCAACGTATCCTGCATCGCGTAAATCGTCAGGTTCAAGCTAAAGGCTGGAACTTCAACATCAACGAAGCTGCTGTCCTGACACCAGATGTCAAAGACAATAGGATTCGATTCCTACCGTCATACCTTCGGGTCATGACTGCTGGTGCCACCAGTTACTATAGCAACATGGGTGGCTACCTGTACGACCTGTCCACTCAGTCAATCACTTTCACAGACCCTATCACGGTAGAGCTTGTTGAGATGAAGCCATTCTCTGAGATGCCTGTGGTCTTCAGGGATTACATCGTTACCAAGGCGAGCCGTGAGTTCAACGCTAAATTCTTCGGTAGCCCAGAGTCCGAACTGTACCTTCGAGAGCAGGAAGCAGAACTCTATCAGCAGGTCATGGAGTATGAGATGGACACTGGTCGCTACAACATGATGTCTGACATCGGGAGAGACTAATGGCTAGTCACAACCTGAAGATTCACCGCCAGCACTTTGGTCCGGTAAAGCTAGGTCTAAAGACAGCAGAGCTGAGACTCAACGACCGTGACTTTAAGGTTGGCGATTGGCTTATCCTGAATGAGTGGGACAACGGGTATACTGGACAACAGGTAGCGCGTAAGGTTGTCCATGTGGCTGACGTTGATGAGATCTCTGAGGGATACGTCCTAATGAGTATGATTTAAGGAGGGCCTATGCCACTAATTACTCAATCAATCAAGAACCTTAAAGGTGGCATTAGCCAGCAGCCTGATATACTGAGGTTCTCAGACCAAGGAGAGGCGCAGGTTAACTGCTGGTCATCCGAGAGTGATGGCCTCCAGAAGAGACCACCTACAGTCTTCAAGCGGCGTCTTAACATCGACGTTGGTAGTAACCCTAAGTTCCACCTGATTAACCGTGATGAGCAGGAGCAGTATTACATCGTGTTCAATGGGTCCAACATTCAGGTGGTTGACTTGAGTGGTAATCAATACTCAGTGTCCGGTTCGGTAGACTACGTTAAGTCCTCCAACCCGCGAGATGACATCCGTGTCGTTACCGTGGCAGACTATACGTTCGTAGTTAACCGTAAGGTTGTCGTTAAAGGTGGAAGCGAGAAGGCACACTCTGGCTATAACCGCAAAGCACGAGCTTTAATTAACCTGCGTGGTGGACAGTACGGTAGAACCCTTAAGGTGGGAATCAACGGTGGTGTTAAGGTCTCGCATAAGCTACCAGCAGGTAATGATGCCGAGAATGACCCACCTAAGGTGGACGCTCAAGCCATTGGCGCAGCTCTGAGAGACCTTCTTGTTGCTGCTTATCCTAACTTCACGTTTGACCTTGGGTCTGGATTCCTGCTAATCACAGCTCCTTCAGGGACTGACATTAACTCAGTTGAGACGGAGGATGGGTACGCTAACCAGCTAATCAGCCCAGTCCTAGACACGGTGCAGACAATCTCTAAGCTGCCTCTTGCGGCTCCCAATGGGTACATCATTAAGATTCAGGGTGAGACCAACAGTAGCGCCGATGAGTACTACGTGATGTATGACTCCAACACTAAGACGTGGAAGGAGACAGTGGAGCCTGGAGTGGTAACTGGGTTCGATGTGACCACAATGCCCCATGCTCTGGTGCGACAGTCTGATGGCTCCTTTGAGTTCAAGACGCTGAACTGGTCCAAGCGGGGTGCGGGTAACGATGATACAAACCCTATGCCTAGCTTCGTGGATGCTGCGATTAACGATGTGTTCTTCTACAGGAACAGACTTGGGTTCTTGTCAGGCGAGAACGTAATTATGAGCCGTTCAGCCAGCTACTTTGCGTTCTTCCCTAAGAGCGTGGCGACACTGAGTGATGCTGACCCTATTGACGTAGCTGTAAGTCACCCTCGAATCTCAATCCTCAAGTATGCCGTGCCGTTTAGCGAGCAGCTACTGCTTTGGTCGGACGAGGTGCAGTTCGTGATGACAAGCTCTGGGGTCCTTACCTCGAAGTCTATCCAACTTGATGTAGGCTCAGAGTTTGCCTTGGGCGACACTGCCAGACCGTTCGCTGTAGGACGCTCAGTCTTCTTCTCAGCGCCTCGTGGGTCATTCACCAGCATTAAGCGGTACTTCGCTGTAGCCGATGTGTCTGATGTGAAGGATGCCGATGATACCACAGGTCACGTACTGTCCTATATACCTAACGGGGTGTTTGATATTCAAGGAACAGGGACTGAGAACTACATCTGCGTCAACTCTACAGGTGCATACAACCGAATCTACATCTACAAGTTCCTGTTTAAGGATGGAGTACAGCTTCAAGCCTCTTGGTCACACTGGGAGTTCCCTAAAGCTGATAAGATTCTGGCGTCTGCTTCGATTGGCTCTACCATGTTCATCGTTCGTCAGCACCAAGGAGGTGTGGACATTGAGCACCTTAAGTTCATCAAGGAGGCCACTGACTTCCCGTCAGAGCCGTATAGACTCCACGTTGACTCCAAGGTGTCCATGGTAATTCCAATTGGCTCGTTTAATCCTGACACCTATAAGACTACGGTTGACATTGGTTCTGCTTATGGTGGCAACGCTCCGTCTCCCGGTAGGTATTATCTCATTGACAGTCAGGGTGCCTATGTTGACCTTGGGGAACTGACTGAAGCATCCACTGTGGTCTCCCTCAACGGAGATTGGTCAGGACGTACTGTGTTCGTAGGACGGTCGTATCTGATGTCCTACAAGTTCTCACGGTTCCTTATCAAGATTGAAGATGATAGCGGCACTCAGTCTGAAGATACTGGTCGCCTACAGCTTCGTAGGGCTTGGGTAAATTACAAAGACACTGGTGCTTTGAGACTAATTGTCAGAAATGGTGAGCGGGAGTTCGTTAACACCTTCAACGGGTACACCCTTGGTCAGCAAACCATAGGGACTGCTAACATTGGTGACGGGCAGTATCGATTCGCTATGAATGGTAACGCATTAACCACGAGTCTAACCTTAGAGTCCGACTATCCTACCCCAGTGTCCGTCGTTGGATGCGGCTGGGAGGCATCATACGCTAAGAAAGCTCGTTCAGTCTAACTTATTGAAGGGCCTATAGATTTACCTTAACTATCACTATAGGGACTATAGGCCCTTAAGGTTATAAGGAGACTTTATGTATATTCGCAAGGCTACGGAACCAGATGTCCAATACTTTCTGTGGCATCTTTCAGCAGATGATGTTAATGAGTGCAAAGCAAACTACGGGTCAACCGTGGGTCTCTCAGAGAGACTGCTTAAGCACCTATCTCCATCATCTGTGGTTTTAACGAACGGTGTAGGCGAAGTGTTTGCCTATGGTGGAAACCAAGGGGATAACGTATGGTTCTTGACTTCGGGTCTGGTCTACAAGCTGAGACATAAAGAGAAGCGAGAGTTCATAAAGCGTATCTCTGAGTACAGGGACTTAATGTTAGACCAATACGGGACCATCTGGAACTACGTGTGGTCAGGCAATAAGTCTCACATTAAATTCTTGAAGTTGCTTGGGGCTAAGTTCCATGATGATTGGACTATCAGCCCGGTAACTGGTGAGCGTTTTCAATTATTCACTATCTCTAAGGAGGACGTATGTGTGAACCAGTATCCATCGGTCTAGGAGTAATGTCTGTAGCCGGGGCCACTATGTCCGCATCCCAACAGGCCAAGGCTGAAGGAGCAGCAATTGACGCTCAGAACCGACAGGCTCAGGAAATGGTTAAGCAGATGAACTACTCTGACGCCAACCTGAGGATGCAGGAGCGAGACCTGAAGGAGCAGCAGATGGCTGAACTGACAGAGACCACGCTCAACGGTATACGCAATCAAGGTATGGTCCGAGCTGCGGTGGCTGAGTCCGGTCTGGAAGGTAACTCTATGGACAGGATTGAACGTCAGGTCGAAGGAGATACAGTCAAGGAGCGAGCAGGTATTACCGAAAGTTACAACCGTGACTATGCGGCTATCTTCGGGAACCGTATCGCCAACATTGAGAACACTAAATCTGCTATCCGTGGTCAAGGTAAAATCATTAAGACCAGCCCATTGGCTCATGCACTTAATGTTGCTAACGCCGGGATGCAAGGGTATGCTGCTGGTAAGTCAATCTCTGGGGCATCAAGCTCTGGTGGTGCTGCACCGATTAGTGCTGCTAAAGGCACACCTACAGGTCATAGCTAAGAGGAGGAGGACTAATGGCTAGTAATATTGAATCAGCTCTGGCTAATCGGACTATGGGTCGTGGCAGAGCGCCGGGTAAGACTATCGCTGTCAACTATCAAGCAGCCAACGTTCAGGCTCCGACTGGTGACTCCGGTCTGGCGCGTGCGTTTACTAACTTCGTTGAGGCTGGTACAGGATTGTACAAGCAGTTCAAGGACGAGGAGAAGACCAGAGCAGACGAGCGGTCCAACGAGATTATCCGTAAGCTGACACCCCAGCAAAGACGTGAGGCTATCCAGAACGGTACATTGCTGTATCAGGATGACCCTTACGCTATGGAAGCACTTCGAGTCAAGACTGGTCGCAATGCTGCTTTTGCTGTAGACGACGAGATTAACGTTAAGATTCAGAATGGTGAGTTCCGCACACGTCAGGAAATGGAAGAATATCGCCACCAGCGACTTCAAGACGCAGCTAAGTCCTATGCTGAAGAGGCGGGTATTAACCCAGCAGACGAGTTCTTCCAGCGCGGGTTCAACGATAACATCACGGACCGCAACATCGCTATCTACGGGTCCTTCAATAAGTATTTCAGCAAGCAGTCTGAAGAGACAGCAATGTTGAACACTCGTATTGAGATGAACTCGTTCCTTAACGATGGGGACCTGATGCGTTCACCTGAGTCTGGAAAGACCTTCATGGCCTACCTTCGGGATGGGCTGACGACTGCTGCTATACCTTCGGACCAGAGAGCACGAGAGGTCATCACCCAGACGGTCCGTGACGCAATCCAGAAGTCAGGAGGCTCAAACTTCCTACAGCAAGTCCGTGGCGAGCGTATCACCCTTAACGGTGTTGACGCTACCATCGAGGAAATTGTGGGACCTGATGTCTTTAACGCTGCACTTGTCGAGGCCCAAGGTACTGAGTACAAGCTGGTGGCTAAGTATCAGGAAGACTTGGCGTTAGGCGTTCAGTCTGCGATTCTTCAGGATGACCCAACCATCGGTCTGGCCCATATTCAGAAACTCAAGGAGCAGAACAACCTGCTTCAACCGGGTGAAGAACTCACGCCTCAGCGTCAGATGCTTATTAATGCCGAAGCCAGCTTACTGGAAGCGGTCAAGCGTAAGTCTGCTGAACAGGCGAAGGAGAACACTAAGTTAATCCAGACCCAAAACAAGCAACTGGTCATAGACCAAGTGTATCAGCGACGCCTTGCTGGGGACAACGTGTCCACCAACTATGAGGACCTTCCTGTCTCTGAGGCTACAGGGGAGTTCAAGCGTTCAGACATGAACAACTATGCGTCTGCCAAGCTACAGCAGATTGACCAGATGGACATCCCTGAGGCTGCTAAGGATGCTCAGAAGGTGGCATTGTTAAGAGCTGACACTAACAACGGTCCATTCCGTAATGCCTTCCAGACGCTGACTCAGGATGCTGCTGGTGAGTGGCAAGCTGCAGTTATCCGTGGACAGTACGACCCAGACAAGATGAAACGCTTCGAGTCTCTTCGTCGTGCCTACACTCAGGACCCTTCAAGTTTCGCTGCTCTGTATCCTGACCAAGCTCAGTTGTTCTCTACGTTCGACCAGATGGACAAGATGGGTCTTGACCCTCAGACGATGATCGAAGCTGATAAGCAAGCTGCAAGTCAAAGCCGTGAGATGCGTATGGAGTCAGACAAGGCGTGGCAGGAGTTGAAGAACGACTCAAAGAACACCCAGTTGTCCCGCCTCCCAACGTCTCTGGACGCAAGTGCTCGTAAAGTCTGGGACTCATGGTACTATCGAACAGGTAACGCTGACGCTGCAACTCAGCAGACTCAACGCTGGCTGAATGAGAACACCGTAACGTTCCAGTCTGAAGGTTCTGACGGTAAGTCCATCGGCATGGTGTCAAAGCACCAGCTTATGGTAGGGGATAACCCAGAGTCGTGGCAGGTTGGTCGAGACATTATCGACACAGCTCGTCAGCAGCTCATTAAGGCCAACCCTTGGGTAGTGAACTCTCAGTTGTCCGTTGTTGAACAGAACGGCTCTATCTTCCTCCAAGACGCTACAGGGACTATTCGTATTCGCTACGATAAAGAACTTGTAGGTAAACTCTACCGCGAACAACAGCAGAAGGCACAAGATGCCGCATACGCTCAGGCAGAACGTGACGCTAACAAGCGAGCGCGTATCGTCGGGACTAAAGCTGCTGGTGACAAACGTCGAGCTGACCGAGAGGCCAACATCGAGAAGCGCGGTGGGATGTACAATGACGTCTCACTGGAGGGTATCGCAAACGTACTAATCGGTAAGGAGTAACATAATGGCGACTCGTGGTATTCGCAATAACAATCCGGGTAACATCCGTGTAAGTAAGGACCAATGGGAAGGAATGACTGGGGATGATGGTGCATTCGTCATCTTTGATAGTCCAGAGTCTGGAGTCCGAGCTTTAGGTAAAAACCTGCTGTCCTACGGTCGCCAAGGTTATGACTCCATCGAGAAGATTATCAACCGATGGGCACCTCCTAACGAGAACGACACTCAGGCTTATATTGACTCTGTGGTGGCTGCTACTGGTATTCCAGCTACCCAGAGTCTCGACCTCTCGAACCCGGACACCCTGTCTTCTCTGGCTCAAGCTATCAGCTTCCATGAGACAGGCTCCCGGTACGACCCTGAAGTCTATCAGCAGGGAGTCGCACGAGCACTCAACGGTATAAGCCAAAAGACTCCACCAGTAAGCGCAAACGTATTTGACGCACTCACGGAAGGACTCAAGGCTAAACCTAAAGTAGCTCTGGGTGAGAACCTTCCGACCGCTGCTGGTCTGAACATTGAGGGTCAAGCACCTGAAGCTCCCAACGAATCGTTCGGTGAGATGTTCTATAAGTCTACTGGCGAGACCATGCAGGAACGAGAGGACCGCTCTACGTGGTTCGGTTTCGGTTCGGCTACAGAAGCTGAAGTGAAGAACTCTATGGTCGGCGTGGCTATCCGCGCTGGTCAGACCGAGGACTCACTGGATGTCATTGGCGATGTGTTCAACCCGACCCGATGGAACAACCATAAGTGGACTCGTGAGGAGCTTGACCAGATTCGTAACGCTGGGGTTCTGCCTCAGTATTACGGAGTCATTACTGGTGGTTCTCCTCAGAACCTGACCGAGCTGATTAACTTGGCTCTTGAGAACCAGAAGTTGGACCAAGAGAAGGCCAAAGCTGGGACTGGTGCTCAGTTAGCTGCTGGTGTGATAGGCGCTGGAGTGGACCCTCTGACCTACGTTCCTATCGCTGGACAGGTTGGTAAAGGTGGTAAGCTGGTAAACAAAATGTTCACCGTGGCTGCTCAATCTGGAGCACTGGCTGGTGTGTCCGAGATGGTCCGTACCTCAGTGGCTGGTGGTGATGCTCATGTGGCTGAAGCTATCCTTGGTGGTGCTCTCTTCGGTGGTGGTATGACTGCTATCGCTGATGGGTTAGGCAGAGCCTTAGGTCGCAACACTAATGAGTTTGCTGGTCCAGCTACACGTCTGGAAGCTCGTGAGACTGCTCGTAACGTTGACGGTCAGGACCTGTCTCGTCTCCCTATTCAGGAAGGTGAGCAGACCTTTAGTCATCAAGGCGTTAAGTTCGCTGACGTTCCGAATGAGCCGGGTAGTGTACGACTTGAAGATGGTTCAATACTGATTGGCGAGAACCCTCTGAACCCTAAGACACGTCAGGTATTTGACGAAGTGATTGAGCCTGAACGTGCCGCTGCTGGTGTGAACCTTGGTGGCCTGACTGAGATTGGCCTGAAGCTTCTTCGGTCTGAGAACCCTGAGATTCGTGGAGTCGCTGCTGACTTAGTGCGTTCACCGACTGGTATGCAGTCCGGGGCCTCAGGTAAAATTGGGACCACTGCGTCAGACGTATTCGAGAGACTTCGTGCTGTGGACCATCGTTTCTACAACGACATCGACGATGCTGTTACTGAGGCACTCAAGGACCCATACTTCCAGACGGCATTCTGGCGAGACTCTGGTGCATTCCGTCAGGACGTCTACCAGCGTGTGTCTATGGCTATTGAAGATGGAAGTGGGAACCTGAAGGCTGAACTGACTCCGGGAGAACTGAAAGTCTATGACCTGCTGAAGAATCAGTTTGACGCCAAGCGTGAGATGATGGAGAACCCAGCTATGTTTGGCCGTCCAGACGCTAAGTCTATCTTTCCGGGCAGTCGCTTCAAGGGAACCTACGTCCCGCATGTGTATAGTAATCAGATGAAGGAGCTGTACATCAAGGAGCTTGGAAGCCCAGAGGCACTACAGGAGGCCATCAAGAAGTCATGGTTGACCAGCTATGCGTCTCGACCTGAAGTCAAGAAACGTGTGGACGAGGCACTCTTAGAGGCTGACCCTACGTTGACTCCAGAGGGACTTGCGGCTGCGGTAGATAAGTACGCCAACGATAAGGCTTACGGTATCTCTCACACCGAGCAGTTCGAACGTTCATCCGTAATGGAAGAGAACATCAACGGTCTGGTAGGTCTGGAGAACAACAGCTTCCTTGAGGCTCGTAACCTGTTCGATAGTGATATGTCAATCGTTCTGCCTAACGGTCAAACCTTCAGTGTCAACAACCTGCGTGAGTGGGATATGGACAAGATTGTCCCGGCATACAACCGTCGAGTTAATGGCGACATTGCTATCATGGCTGGTACAGGCAAGACCACAAAGGAAATGAAGGACTTGGTTGAGACCATGATGAACAAGGCTGGCGATGACGGCAAGTTGAAAGGTGAGGTATCTACCTTACGTGACACCCTGAAGATTCTCACTGGTCGTGCTCGACGTGATGGTGCTGACGATGCAGCCTTCGCTACCGTGATGCGCACAATGACAGACCTATCTTTCTTCGCTAAGAATGCCTACATGGGTGTTCAGAACTTAACGGAGATTGGTGGTATGCTGGCCCGTGGCAACGTTCGTGCAATGCTGCATGGAGTGCCGATGTTCCGTGACCTAGCCTTCCGTAACAAGAAGGTTGGGGCCTCAGAGATTAAGGACCTGCACAATGTTATCTTTGGTAAGGAACTGGATGACTCAATACGTCCGTCTAAACAGGATGTCATTGACCGTCTTCGGTCTTACAGTGACCTCGGTCGTGGTGCGGCTACAGCTCTTGGTACTGCCAAGTATTACACTGGGGAACTCGCAGTACGCTCTCCGTTCACTAAAGTACTCAACGGTACGACCAACTACCTGTTAGATGCTGGGCGTCAAGGCTTCCTGTCTGACATCGTTGAGCATAGTTTGACTGGCAGTAAGCGTAAGTTTGATGACCGCTGGTTGAAGACCGCTGGAATCTCTGACGAGCAGTGGAAAGGCATTAAGTCCCTAATCCGTGAGTCAGTGACTCGTGGTCCAGACGGGAAGTACACCATCAAGGATAAGAAGGCGTTCAGTCAGGACCCAAGGGCTATGGACCTGTGGCGTATGGGTGACACCATCGCTGACGAAACGTTACTCCGTCCTCATAAGCTGTCCAACATGGACGCCAAGGCTTATGGTCCTCTAGCTAAGACGGTCCTTCAGTTTAAGAACTTCGTCATCAAGTCCATCAATGGGCGAACCATGCGAACCTTCTATAACGCCACGAAGAACAACCGAGCGATGGATGCTGCTCTGTCCACTGTGATGTCTATGGGACTTGCTGGTATCTACTACATGGCTCAGGCTCACATCAAGGCTTACGCCATGCAGGATGGTCGAGACCGTGAGTATCTCAAGCAAGCTCTTGACCCGACGATGATAGGCTATGCGGCTCTGTCCCGTAGTTCACATCTAGGTGGACCACTCGGGGTCACTAACATTCTAGGTGGAATCGCTGGGTATGAGGACACTAAGATGCTACGTTCGTCTATCCTTCCTCGTTCACCTACAGAGAAGCCTGAACGTGCCATCGCGTATGGTGCGGCCACAAGCGATCCTGTGATGAATATCGTAGGTAACTTCTTAGAGCAGGTCCCAGCTTTTGGTTATGCTGCTAACGTTGGTGCTTCGGCATACAACTTGGCTGGCTACCTCAAGGCTGATACTCGCGTCAACGAGAGAGATTACATGACTGGGATGTATAACACGTTCCGTGAACTGGTCCCGAACGACCCGATTACCCAGAAGTTGCTCCTTGGAACGTTTGAGGAACAAGGTATCCACATCAAGGACTAAACTATCACTATAGGAAACGGGAGGCGCTACCATAGGTCTCCCTTTAATTCATAACAGGAGGCACAATGGTTAATAAAACACTAGTTGAATATGCACTCTCAGGTACGCAATTCCGCATCCCTTTTGAGTACTTATCCCGTCAGTACGTGGTAGTCACCTTAATCAAACCTGATTCCCCGTCTGATAACAAGGTACTTAAGATGGGTGACGACTATATATTCATAAATTCAGTAACCATTGAGTTGACTACTACTGCAACTCAGGGCTATACAGTTCTGCGTATTCACCGCTACACTGGGTCAGATGTGTTGGTGAGCTTCCGTGATGGCTCGGTTCTGACAGCCAACGACCTAACAGTAAGCGAACTTCAAGCCATACATATTGCTGAAGAGGGCAGAGACTACACGTTGCAGATCACTGAGGAGACGCTTCAAGCTGTTCAACAGGCTGGGGAAGAGGTAAAAGAAACCATCAAATCTATCAGCAATGTGTCTGCCTATGGTTACGAGCCTCTATGGGGTAAGACCTTTAAGTCTGGAGCTGAGTTAGTCGATTGGACTAAGGTTCTGCTTTGGGCTAAAGCTGAAGGTGGTGACGATAACTACTACAAGTGGACTGGGGACTTCCCCAAAGTTGTAAGCCCTGAGTCTAGCCCTGTAGGGGACTCTAAGTGGGTTCAGATTACTGACCGCACTATGTGGGATGCTATTCGTCGAGCTACAGCCACAGACGTTGTGATGTCCTTTGGGGCAACTGCCGACTACACTGGGGAACCACAGTATGACGGTATGGATGCTACTCGTATCACAGCTACAGATAATACCCCAATGTTCCTCAATGCTATCAAGCTGGGGCAGCGCTTCAATGACACTCTGGTAATCAACGTCCCTGCTGGACACTATGGCTTTAAGACGCGATTCCCTCTACTGAAAGGTTCAGAGCTTGGTGTCAAACACTTGGTATTCGTAGGTGCTGGGATGGATGCCACCATTCTTGACTATGTAGCTGAAGACCCAGACAACGTGGGCTCCAATGAGACTAAGGGTGCCAAGGAGTTGTTCCCACTGGATGACTTTGAGACCGTTACCTTTGAGTCAATGACTTGTAAGGCTACAACTAAGTTAGGAATAACTAATAATGCATCCGCTGGCGAAGGGATTCACCCACTGTATAATGGGACAATCTGGTTTGCACATATCACGAAGACTAAGGTCGTAACTTGCCGAAATGTCCGAGTGTCTCACTGCCACTACCGTGGAATCTCTGTTAATGGTGGAGACTTACCAGTCGGACAGCGCACAGTATTCAACGTGTTTAACTGCGAAGGCTATCGTAACGTTGGGTCTGGCTTTTGGGCGCGTAGCTCTAACGAGTTCAATGTATTGGGTGACGCTGGTCGCTACCACCGTAATGGTGTCCGTGGTCAAACAGCCACAGGGTACGGAGTAACTGCAAGTCAGTACGTCGATAAATTCACAGTTGTTGGTGGCTCATTCTATGAGAACTATCGTAAGGGCGTGGATAAGCATGGAGGCCTAGGCTCTGTAGTTCTGAGCAATGTGTACTTTGCTGATAACGTATTGTGGGACTTCTCCAGTGACCACCAGTACATCGGCCTGTACCCCGAAGACACCATGGACTCAATCCTGATGTCTAACTGTCACTCGTATATCAACAAGAACCGTGAGTTCTTTGAGGATGCCGTAGGACAGCTTCCAGTTGGGTTCACTAAGACTGGCTATATGCTTTCTGGTCGTAAGATTGACAACACTCCTTCTGGCCGAATGCGCACAATGCAGATGGATAACTGCAGCTTGACTATAGTCAATCCTATCTCTCTAACCGGCTTCCAAGGTATAGTGGGGCGTGGTCCAGAGTTGCGTCTTAACAACTTTAAGATGGACATTAGGGGATTGGGAATTGGTACGACGAACGCACCCTCTGTTTATAACAACGTTGCAATTGCTATGTCAGATGATCATTCAGTTCTAGCTATGGATAATTGTAATATAATCACTGGTAACGGCGCTGTTAGCGGAGCTGATGGAGTCAAGAATAATTCCCTGCTTATTCAGATTCCAGCAACTGGTAAGCTAATCATTGACAACTCAACGATTGACATGACAAATTATGTTTTCACAGCCATGACAGGATCTGGTAAGGCATTCCCTTGGACTGGTAAGCGTAAGATTAACTCTACTACCTTCAAGGTTAGAGATGCATGTCTTGACACATGGGGGTCAAGGTACGGAATTGGTAATGAGTTACTATCGTCAGGTTTCTTCTTCGGCGTCGGTGACATCATGGAGAGCATTGGGTCTAATAACCTTCTTGGGCTTGGTGATGCTGACTCTACGATCCCGTTGAATAATGGGTTCCGTAGACCGGTAGAGTGGTTCGTGCTGCCGTGTAAACCTTCTAGTGTAGGTATGAGCTGGAAGATTAAGACCCTGAACCTATATGGTAACATGCAATTCACAGCCACGGGCAGAGCAGCTTACTCGCTACCACAGGCTAGGAATGCCTACAATGCATACTGGGATGGATCACAAAATACCCATCGAGTGGCTGAAGTAGTAGGAACAGCATTCACCGTGTCTCCAAATTTGACAGAGGAGTTTATAACTTATTCAGGTAATCCTACCAATTTCAAGCTAAAAGTAATCACTGCGTCTATGGCTGGTGAAGCTCCGTATGCTAACTCGTGGTTTGACTGTACACTATCAACGTTGGAGACGACACTTCCCATCCTATACACGGTTACTAGAGGATCTTAAATTAACTTATGGTCAAGGACGACCAGTTTCTAATGGAGGTTTTATGATTGAGTTAGACTTCAAGAATGAGGTCCTTAAAGCCTCTCCTATCGTCGGGACCGCTGCGGCTGATGGTGCCAGTCGGTTCTTCTTTGGACTCACACTGAACGAATGGTTCTACGTTGCGGCTATCGCGTACACCGTTGTCCAGATTGGCGTGCTGGTCTACAAAACGATTAAAGGAGGTGGTAAAACATGACGCAGATGGACTTAGAGAAGTTCCTCTTGATGCTGGATACCGAACGTGCTCGACTCATGCTGCAAGACCTGCGGGATGACACCAAGCGTTCACCTCAGCTCTACAACGCTATTGAGAAGCTACTGGCTCGTCACAACTTTGTGTTAAGCAAGGTGTCTGTGGACGAGAAGACGCTTGCTGATATGGAGTCCCTGAACGCAGAGTACGATAAGGTGCTTTCAGCGACTGAGGATAATGACACCGGGTATGGTGTTCAATAAGTGTTAGACTCAAGGTCATCGTCAGGTGGCCTTTATGATTAACACTATGCGAGATGCGCTCTCGTGAAATCTGAGAAACAAGGAGGGCAACTATGCTCAAACTTTTACGACAGGCCGTCCCTTGGCTGGTGGCAGGACTCCTGTTCTGTTCTGGCTACTGGGTGGCAGACAATAAGTGGGAGGCGAAGGTAAACAATGAGTACATCACGAAACTTGAGGCACGAGAGAATCAACGGGCTGCTGTCCAAGGCGAAATCGACAAAGTGTCAAAAGACTGGCAAGACAAGATGTCCGCTCTGGAAGGCTCTACTGATAGGATTATTGCTGACCTTAACAGCGATAACAAGCGGCTGCGCGTCAAGGTCAACACCTCAGGTCTCACCGAGTCAGATATCAGTCGATGCTTCCCTAATGGTAGAGTCGAACTACACCCAGAAACTTATAAAAGTCTTATCCGAATAGCTCAGGAGTCAGACCTTAAGGAGAGGGCGCTTCAGGACACAATAAGGAGGCTACAAGGTGTTAAGTGATTACTACAAAGTGGACCAGGCGAGTCCATCCGGTCTGGTATCCGTTAGGACTGGAAAGCCTGTTGGGACATTAAGTCGGATGGGATATTGGATAGTACAGACACGAAGTCTAGGCAGTAAGCGGGCACATCGTGTGATATGGGAACTAACCAATGGTCCTATACCGCATGGTATGCAAATAGACCACATCGACAGGAACCCCAGCAATAATACCTTAAGTAACTTACGTCTCGTCACTGCCGCTGAGAACACTTGGAATACTGGTAGCCATTCTGACTCTAAGACAGGAGTGAAGTGCGTTACCCGTCACCAGAATGGTTATAGGATTCAGGTTAAACGCGGGAATGCCTATATGCGCACAACACGTCCTACTTTAGAGGAGGCTATCTCTGTCCGGGACCTAATGCTGGAGGGACTATATGTCTAAGAAAACACCTGCTGAAAGACAGGCTGAAATGACCCAAAGGATGAGGGACGACTTCGTGTTCTTCATCTTTGTTCTCTGGAAAGCGCTGAGCCTTCCGGTTCCAACCAGATGTCAGATAGATATGTGTAAGAAGCTGGCTGCTGGCGATAACCGACGATTCATCCTTCAGGCGTTCCGAGGTATTGGCAAATCGTTTCTGACCTGCGGTTTCGTGGTCTGGAAGCTATGGAATAACCCAGACTTGAAGTTCATGATCGTGTCGGCCTCAAAGGAACGAGCCGATGCTAACTCCATCTTCATCAAGCGAATCATCGACCTCATGCCTCAGCTTCAGGAACTCAAACCTAAGCAGGGACAGCGAGATGCGGTTATCAGCTTCGACGTTGGGCCAGCCAAGCCCGACCACTCACCTTCGGTTAAGTCCGTTGGTATCACTGGTCAGTTGACTGGTAGTCGTGCTGATATCCTGATTGCCGATGACGTGGAGGTTCCGAACAACTCAGCAACTCAGGCCGCACGAGACCGTCTGTCAGAGCTTGTGAAAGAGTTCGACGCTATCCTGAAGCCGGGAGGTACAATCATCTATCTGGGTACTCCTCAGAACGAGATGACCTTGTATCGTGAGCTTGAAGGTCGTGGATATACCACTACTATCTGGCCAGCTCGCTACCCACGCGACAGGAAGGACTGGCAGTCTTACGGCGACCGTCTTGCTCCTATGCTTCAGGCAGAGCTGGAAGAGGACCCTGAGTCATTCTACTGGCGTCCGACCGACGAAGTACGCTTCGACGATACTGACCTGAAGGAACGTGAGCTGTCCTATGGTAAAGCTGGCTTCGCTCTACAGTTCATGCTTAACCCGAACCTTAGTGATGCCGAGAAGTACCCTCTGAAGCTCCGCGACCTTATCGTAGCAGACTTGGACCCAGCGTCCAGCCCAATGGTCTACCAATGGTTGCCAAACCCTCAGAACAAGCGTGAGGACGTTCCTAACGTTGGACTCATGGGTGACTCGTACCACACGTATCAGACTGTAGGTTCTGCCTTCAGCTCGTACACCCAGAAGATTCTGGTCATTGACCCTAGTGGTCGTGGTAAGGATGAAACTGGTTATGCGGTACTGTACCAGCTAAACGGCTACATCTTCGCTATGGAAGTTGGTGGTATGCGTGGTGGTTATGAAGACTCAACGCTGGAATCCTTGGCTAAGATTGGTCGTAAGTGGAAGGTCAACGAATACGTCATTGAGGGTAACTTCGGTGATGGCATGTACCTTGAGTTATTCAAGCCTGTAGCTGCCCGTATTCATCCTGCGTCTGTAACTGAAGTGAAGAGTAAAGGTCAGAAAGAACTGCGCATCTGTGACGTTCTGGAGCCTATCATGGGGTCTCACCGACTTATCGTCAACGCTGCTGCTATCGTCCAAGACTACCAGTCGGCCTCTGATAAGGATGGTGTGCGTAACCCTATCTACTCTCTCTTCTATCAGATGACCCGTATCTCTCGTGAACGTGGAGCACTGGCGCACGATGACCGACTTGATGCGCTGGCTATCGGTGTACAGTTCTTCGTTGAGTCTATGGCTAAGGATGCCAACAAAGGGGAACGTGAAGTCACTGAGGAGTGGCTGGAGGAACAGATGGAGAACCCACGTAAAGGCTTCGAGTCCATCCACACTGAGTTCTGGGACAATGGGGTCCGGGTAACTCACGATACTGACGATGAGCTAGGACTAGGGTCCTACGTTACGTTCCACTAGCTGAATGAATAACTATAGGTGAAAGCTGCATGAATACGCAGTTAGTAACCTATAGTTACTACCAGTCTAACCTACTGTTTTACAAGGATTTTGGACTTAACTATCACTATAGGGAAGACCCCCGGTTACTTATAGTATTACTATAGTGAATATACATATGCAGACTTTATGCAAGACCTTAGGAGGCAGACTCCGAGTTCTTACCTAAGGCTTGCACCGATGGAAGGAGGGTGATATTAATCATAATCCCTCCAATACAGATAGTCACCGACCATAGATACAGGAGGTATGTAGCATATGGCAAAGACCAAAGCTGTACTCAAAGCTCTGGCTACCAATCGAGCTACATACAGGTTTCTTGCTGCTGTTCTACTTGCTGCTGGCGTTACTGCTGGAAGTCAGTGGGTCTGGTGGGTCGAGACTCTCGTATGTTCTCTGGTGTCTCAGTGTAGTTAACGCAATCATGGTAACGATTCATGAGCGGAAGACCTAAGGTCAGTAAGTGGATAAAGACTCACTCTACTGACCTTAGCTACTGTAGTCAAGGACTTTAGGTAACACCATTCAGGCTCTCACCTCTGGTCTACCTACTGATTGGTTCACTGGTCGTCATCCGATGGTCTTAGACCTACGGTCCTTGACCTACAGTAGCTGGGTCCTTAAGGTAGGGACGATTAGTTTTGGACCAAAAGTTTGAGACCACATCTCACACTTCAAGAACCTCAAGTCTCCCCATATGCCTCTTTCAGTCCAGACAGAAGGCCCTACCCCAGTCTATCATAAGGTTGGACCGATGGTCAAGACTTCAGGTCAACGATAGGTAATGACGATAGGTGGTGGTGGAGACGATAGGTTGGGACTATGGGTCTGTCTCCGAGTCTCTATCTGTATCAGACCTTGAGTCACTACCTACAGTCTAACTACCTACAGTCATCGACCATCAGTAATGCCACTACCTACAGTCTAACTACCTACAGTTAATAGACACAATGGCTATAGACTTAAGGTCTAAGACATGTTAGTCAAAGACTATATCCTCTTACACTATGGGGCCGACGATAGCTTAATCAATATTATTTCAAATTACCTATTGACTATAGGTCAAGACTATGGCTTAATAGCTTCCGTCAACACGACACGGCAACAACCGGATAGTGAAGACGCCGGGTCATCCCGGTTAAGTAGACAGCCTGATAAGTCATACGAACAACAGGCAGATGACAGAAAGTAGTTGACAAGATGTACCGACTTAAAGTAGTATGTACCACATCGAAGCAACGGTGACGACCGCCACTGAAATGGTCTACCTGAAGTCCACTGACTGAAGGGAATGCTCTTTAATAATATGACCGTGTATTGATAGGCTTACTAACAACATAGGGTAACTATCATGGACTACAATCAGTTGAATTGGGAATGGTTGGCATACGAGGCCGCCTATGAAGATATGCTGAATGCGAGTGCATATGTTTGCAGTGATTGCGATGCAATAAGTATCCATGAGGCGATAACAGACCATTTAGCATTTTACAGGAAGTTTGTAGCGTGAGATAGCTGGCACTAGCCAGCCTATCAATACACGGTCATGCTCTTTAACAATCTGGATAAACTCTTAATGTGCGCCGATAGCGATAAACTAGCGACTAACTACAGGGTCTTTGAGTCTACATCTGAAGGCTCTGACTGATAGTCACTAACATACACAAACAACTTTGAGAGGATATAACTATGGAACGTAACGCTAACGCATACTATGAGCTGCTGGCTTCAACAGTTGCAGCGTTTAACGAGCGTATTCAGTACGACGAAATAGCTGAAGGCGATGACTACCACGATGCGCTGCATGAAGTCGTAGACGGTCAGGTTCCGCACTATTACAGCGAGATTTTCACGGTGATGGCTGCTGATGGTATAGACCACGAGTTCGAAGACTATGGGCTGATGCCTGATACCAAGGACGTAACGCGTATATTGCAAGCTCGCATCTATGAGGCATTGTATAACGATGTGTCTAATAGCTCAGATGTGGTCTGGTTTGAGGCTGAAGAGGACTGCGAGTGATGGTAACTTATGGTCTCTGCCAGCACCACGTCACCAACGCCCGGATTATGGTCAAGACCGGGCAGTTAAACCATGATGCGACTATGCGTCACCTGAAAGCGGTCTATGAGGGCCGCAAGCGCATACACGACAGCTTACACTCTGAGTGATAGACGAGAGGTCATCGACTGATAGGTGGCCTCAAAGATTATAACTTACATTGATAGGAGTTAACTATGAACATAGGTTACTGGGTGTGCTTATCTCCGGTCATCTTTCTGATAGCTTGGGGCCTTCTGGACGAAATCAAGCGAGGGTCATTCTAATGAGCTGGATACTTCTGGTTATCTTCGGCTATGGACTTATCGCCTGCGTGCTGGTGAGAGACGTCAACAAGGCACGTAAAGTCTACAAATACAACTATGTACGTATGGGTCGCTGGACTGTACGTCAACCTAACGGACGATTCATGCGCAACCTCGCGAACGTATGGGATATAGCAACTCTTGGGAGCAAACTGTAATGAATATGTCAAATCTGGTACATGCAATGGACTCAATCATCGCGCTTCGTACATTCACTGATAATAACGGCGTAGAGTGGAAGTACGTCGGCACGGACTCTCGCGGTCGCAACTACTGGGAGAAGACAGGGAACAAGACCACTTATGTGCATCGCCACTCGTCACACACCGCACGTCAACAGAAGGAGCGGGACCGTGTACTACATGCACGACTCCTGGCCGAGGGCCATAAGTCCGAACTGATGTGTCTGGCGTACGGTGGACGACCAATCACCGACGATGGTAAACTTCTGGTCTCAGGCTGGAAGGCAATAGACCAACGGTCAACCATCAAGCACACTACCCACGGTGACTTCATTCATCTTCACGCTAACCATCTGATATGCAAGTAATTATGACTTAACTATCACTATAGGACTCAAGGTCTAAGACTCCAAGTGAAAGACCAAAGAGACTTTAAGTGAAAGACTAATAACAAGGACTTTAAGTATGAGCGTCATCTCCATTGACAAACACGACTTCTCTGATGTGTCGAACGCCATTGAGCCGTTTAACCTGCTGGCTGACCACTACGGGCAAGACCTTGCAGTCAAGCAGCTTCAGCTTGAGCATGAGGCATACACTGAAGGCGAGCGACGTTTCATCAAGAACCTTGAGCGTCAGACCGAGCGCGGGGAACTGGCAGACAATCAGGTCGCCAAGCCTCTTATGCAGACTCTGGTCCCTAAGATTGCGCAAGCCGTCAAGGAGTGGCACGAAGGTCCAGACGGTAAGCTGTCAACCTCTCGTCCTAGCGTAGCGTTCACCATATTAAGCACTGAAGAGAAGGCCGTTAAGGACCGCTCTCTGCGCATCTCCTGTGAGTCTGCTGCGGTTATCATACTGAAGGTCATCCTCTCCAAGCTGGTAAAGCCTGAAGGGATACCGATTACACCTATGGCCTCAGCGATAGGTCGCACACTTGAGGATGAAATCCGCTTCGGTCGCATCCGTGACAAGGAGCAGGAGCACTTCAAGAAGGCGATAGCTGAGAACCTGAACAAGCGAGCCGGGGCATCCTACAAGAAAGCCTACATGCAAGCGGTTGAGGCCTCCATGCTTGAGCAGGGTCAACTGGAAGATGCGTGGGGAACTTGGAGTCCGACCGAAGCGGTACACGTTGGCATCAAGATGCTTGAGATTGTCATCCAGTCTACACAACTGGTCGAGCTTAAGCGTTACGGTGCTGGCAATGCGGCGGCTGATGTCGAGATGGTCCACCTGTCAGACTTCTGGGTCAAGAAGATGGCACAACGTGGATTCAGCCTTGCGGGTATCGCGCCAGTCTATCAGCCTTGCGTCGTTCCACCTAAGCCGTGGACTGGAGTCGTAGGAGGTGGATACTGGGCCAAAGGGCGCAGACCATTACCACTGATTCGCTTAGGGTCTAAGTCTGCGGTAGCACGTTACGAAGACGTGTACATGCCTGAAGTATATGACGCTGTGAACATCATTCAGAATACACCTTGGAAAGTGAACAAGAAGGTGCTGGATGTGGTGAACATGGTAGAGAAGCTGAACAACACGCCTATTGATGACATCCCTCAGATGGAACCGCTGAAGCCTGAGGACTATGCGGGGGAGACTGAAGAAGAACTCAAGGCATGGAAGAAGTCAGCTGCTGGTATCTATCGCCGCGAGAAGGCCAGACAGTCACGCAGGTTGTCACTGAGCTTTATCGTTAACCAAGCGAACAAGTTCTCTCAATTCAAGGCCATATGGTTCCCGTACAACATGGACTGGCGAGGTCGTGTCTACGCTGTCCCGATGTTCAACCCTCAGGGTAACGACATGCAGAAGGGTCTCCTGACTCTGGCAGTAGGTAAGCCTATTGGTGCTGATGGTTTTAAATGGCTGAAGGTCCACGGTGCAAACTGTGCGGGTATCGATAAAGTCACCTTCGAGGAGCGCATCAAGTGGGTGGAAGACAACCACGATAACATCATGTCTGCTGCTAAGGCACCGATGGACAGTATTGAGTGGTGGGGCAAGTTAGACTCGCCTTTCTGCTTCCTTGCGTTCTGCTTCGAGTATGCTGGCGTAATGCACCACGGGCTGTCCTACAACTGCTCGCTGCCGATAGCGTTCGATGGGTCCTGCTCTGGGATTCAGCACTTCAGCGCGATGCTTCGTGACCACATCGGTGGACATGCAGTAAACCTGACTCCTTCCGGTAAGGTCCAAGACATCTACCGCATCGTGTCAGACCGCATTGAGGAGGAGCTTAAAGTCCTGCTGGTTAACGGTACGGACAACGAGGTGGTAACTCACGAGGACAAGAAAACTGGTGAGATTACCGAGCGTCTCAAGCTGGGGACACGAGAGCTGGCCCGTCAGTGGCTGACCTACGGTATGTCACGCAAGGTCACTAAGCGTTCGGTCATGACTCTGGCCTACGGGTCGAAAGAGTATGGCTTCGCAGACCAAGTGTACGAGGACATCGTGATGCCAGCGATTGACTCAGGGTCTGGCGCTATGTTCACTGAGCCAAGCCAAGCGTCTCGCTTCATGGCTAAGATGATTTGGGAAGCTGTGAGTGTGACTGTAGTTGCTGCGGTTGACGCAATGAAGTGGCTTCAAGGTGCTGCCAAGCTGCTGGCTGCTGAAGTGAAGGACAAGAAGACTGGCGAAATCCTGAAGCCCTGCCTTCCGGTACACTGGGTCACTCCTGATGGGTTCCCGGTCTGGCAGGAATACCGCAAGAAGGATACTACTCGTCTGAACCTGATGTTCTTAGGGTCATTCAACCTTCAGCCTACCATCAACAGGGGTACGAAGAAAGAGCTGGACAAGCACAAGCAGGAGTCAGGCATTAGCCCGAACTTCGTCCACTCACAGGATGGTAGCCACCTCCGCAAGACTGTAGTCCACACTCACCGCAAGTATGGCGTGATGTCATTCGCAGTGATTCACGATAGCTTCGGGACCATCCCGGCTGACGCTGAGTATCTGTTCCGTGGCGTCCGTGAGACGATGGTCGAGACCTACCGCGACAACGATGTGCTGCTTGACTTCTACGAGCAGTTTGAATACCAGCTACATGAAAGCCAGCGGGACAAGTTGCCTGAGCTTCCGAAGAAAGGTAAACTGAATATAGAAGACATCTTGTCTTCAGACTTTGCATTCGCTTAACAGGAGAGAGTTATGAAATTTGCACACAAGCAGACTGGCGTTAAGGGCGGGACTCAAATCGTGACCGTAACAGAACACAACGGCAAGGGTCTGGTGAAGACAACGGTCATCCCTACCGAGATGTCAAAGCAGCTTAACGTCCAGTTCAAGTGGCTGGTTAAGCAGGTGGAGCAGACGCACGAGCAAGTACTTAAAGAGGCGGCAACCAAATGACAGACCTACAGTTACTGGCCATGTGGCTAGGAGCACTAGCAGTATTAACTCTAATCCAACGCAGAAGAGGTTAACCATATGTTCGGTAAGTCAAAACTTAAAGCGCAAATCAAAGAGTTGAGCATGAAGGTGGCATACTTGGAGCGAGTCGTAACGGTACGGGATAAAGACAACGAGAGACTGAAGGTTAAACTTGCTGAATCAGAGCGTAAGCGCCTAACGCCACCACCGTCTGTAACTGTCAAGCGTATGGTTGGCATCAAGTTATGGGCACTGTTCAACGGTATATACCAACCGACTGAGTTCAAGACCGGGCCGGGTAGCTGCGGGAAGAACGTTAAGCACTTCACCATATCGAAGACTGAACGCACCATTACCATCCACCAGCACCACGTAGACGGGTCTCAGAAAGACTTTGAGTACCGACTGAGCGACATCGATGGTCGCATCCAGTATGACTACGAGCGGGTTAAGGTCTACGGCGAGGAGGCAGAGCAGGAACGTATAATACAAGCCTTATACACAAGACAACGATTATACCCTAAACTATCACTATAGGATTAGACTCAAGGTCATGACTCAAAGTCGTGGCCTTCATGATTAACCCTAACTCACTCAATCAGGAGCTACACCATGTATCAGAACACTATCAACTTCGAGCGCATCCGTGAACGTCAGAAGACTGAAGGTTACATTCCGAAGGGCCGCAAGCTGAACAAGACTAAGCGTGGCGGTGGTGTCAAGGGTGCTTTCCGTAACGCTGAAGGCAAAGACTCGCTGGTAAACCAAGAGAAATACTTCGTAGGAGCATAACGCTATGGGCGTGTTCTCAAGAGCACACAGTGGAAACCTGAACACCCTGCGTACAGCCGTCCACAACTGGCAGACCAAGACGGACTACAATGCAGAGGTCAGCACTTGGTTTGACCCGGTGATGAACAGGACTTGTATCAAAGCGGTAATAGTCCACGTTCACACACGAGAGGTGCTCATCGAGAAGGACTTCACGGAGTACCCGAATATACGTGACGAAGATGTGCAGACCGTAACGGTCGCCACTTGGTTTAACAAACAGTTCAACGACTACACTGGTCGTTTCCTTTAATTCTGGAGACATTAACAATGACAACTATCAAGACTAACCCACACCGCGCCGTAGATTACGCTGAGTCCGGCGTTAAGAAGGCACTGGCAGCAGCCGGGTCGCTGGAAGCTGAAGTGAAGTACGACGGTGTGCGTCTGAACATCCCGGTCTTCCCTACAGGTGAGACCCAATGGCTTAGCCGAGAGTCCAAGCCTCTCCCTGCACTTAGCTGGATGGATACTTCCGGTGAGGACATATGGGCTACCAAAGCTAGTGACTGGCGGTGGTTCCTGAAGCAAGCTGGCTACGAGGGGACTGGCCTGATGATTGACGGGGAGGTCATGGTCAAGGGCGTGGACTTCAACACGTCCTCAGGTCTTATCCGAACCATGTGGTCTGACCCGAAGAACTTCAAGTGGAACGTAAACCAGATGGCTTCCGACTTCACGAAGAAGTCACACAAGGTCCCATTCCAAATTGGAGCGGAGCACATTCGGGTTGTAGTCTACGGGGTCATCGACCTTAACGTCATCCTCGACCCAAAAGCCGAAGGTCCTATCCATAGCGTAACCCGACTGAAGGCCGAAGCTATCGTCCCTCTCCTCCAGAAATACTTCCCTGAAATCGACTGGGTTCTGTCTGAGTCACACACGGTCTATGACCTTGAGTCGCTCAACTCCCTGTACGAACAGAAGCGTCTGGAAGGACACGAGGGTCTGGTAGTCAAGGACCCGCTTGGTAAATACAAGCGTGGCAAGAAGTCTGGCATGTGGAAAATGAAGCCTGAGGAGACCATAGACGGGACCGTGTGTGGCCTCGTGTGGGGGACTCCGGGTAAGGCTAATGAAGGTAAGGTAATCGGCTTTGAGGTTCTGCTTGAGGATGGCATGGTGGTTAACGCATGTGGTCTGACTGAAGAACAGAAGGATGAGTTCACAGCTAAGGTTAAACAGACCATTAGCTTACGTGAGGACTTTGAAGACTTCGGGTCTGAACCTGAAGACACCAACCCCTACCACGGCTGGCAGTGCGAAGTTCTCTTCATGGAGCGGTTCCCTGATGGCTCCCTTCGTCATCCCAGCTTCAAGTACTGGCGTGGAACCGAAGACAATCCAACCGTTAAGAGCTAACTAAACGTCAACCCAGTGGTCTTCGGACTGCTGGGCTTCTTTGCTTGTGCTATCAAGCTATCGTCTGGACCACCAGCACGACACTAAGCTATCACTATAGGACAACCATAAATTCGACCTAAGGAGGCCGACCATGTTTAAGAACTTAATGTTCAACCGTTATTCCAATACCTTCCACCTGTCCCACAACCCGTTAGCTTGCATTAAGCGTAACGAGAAGCTGGGCTACTTCGGGAAGGCCGTTAAGCTGTCACCTACAGTCTACGCTCTGATTACTCCTGGCAAAGCTGAAGAGGCTCGCCAGAAGCGTGAGACCAACGTACCTGTGGTCTACACTAAGTGGCCTCGCGTTCGTCTGTTCATCGAGTTCATGAAGGAGGTGTTCTAATGGCTCATTATTGTGTGGACTGCCAGAACGACCATACCGAATGCACCTGCTACCTGAAGCCCCAGGCTAAGCCAGTGGACGATGGTGTGCGAAAGCCATCTCACTATCATGTCTTTGATTGCGTGGAATCCATTGAGATTATCGCACGGTCAATGACTGTGAGTGAGTTCCGTGGGTTCTGCATGGGTAACGTCCTGAAGTATCGACTCCGAGCTGGTAAGAAGTCAGAGCTGGCGACTATGGAGAAGGACCTAAACAAAGCAGCCTTCTATCAGGAGCTGTTCGACCTACATAAAGGTAAGTGCTATGCTGCCGAGTGAGTGGTGCCGGGAGATGTATGAGAAGACTCTCAACCCGGACTACATTACGTTATATAACCAATGGAAGGAGCGCGGTTTATGACTGAGGTTGAGAAGAAATACATCGTGGAGCTTGAGGGTCGAGTTCAATCCTTCGAGGTTCCGGTGTACGCAAAGTCTATTGAAGAGGCTACCTTGAAGTCCCAAGAATATGAGGACGCTGGGTTTGTGGTCGGACGGATTCGTCCTGAGACCTAAACTATCACTGTAGGACAGACGTCCAGTTCGTAACTTTAAATTAGGAGATTTACACCAATGGCTAAAGAGCAACTGAAGACTTTCACCACTCCGGTAGCTGGTATCGTTGAGCCTTACGCATGGCTTAACAAAGCAGACACCAAGTTCAACGAGCGTGGTGAACACAAAGTCAACCTGACATTCGACCTGAGCAACCCTAAGGTCCGTAAGATGATTGATGTCTTACAGAAGATTCACGACGATGCGTATGCGAAAGCACTCGCAGACCACGAGAAGAACCCACCTCAGGTTCAGCGTGGCAAGAAGCCTATTGAACCACGAGAAGGCGACATGCCGTGGATTGAGAATGGTGACGGTACTGTTACCCTGAAGTTTAAATGCTTCGCGTCTTACCTGAAGGATGGTAAGTCAGAGCCTATCGTATTACGGTTCTACGACACCGATGCTAAGTTAATCCGTGACGTCCCGAATATTGGCGCTGGCTCCAAACTGAAGGTCAAGTTTAAAGTCCTGCCGTTCAAGTGGAACGCTGCGACTGGTGCAAGCGTTAAACTCCAGCTTGAGTCCTGCCTTCTGGTAGAACTGAAGGAGTGGAAAGGTGATGGTGCTGGTGGCGATGGTGGTTGGGGTGATGATGAAGACCTCGGTACTGGCTACAAAGCGTCAACCGATGGTGACTTCGGGTCTGATGACTTTGGTGGCGATGGTTCCGAAGGTGGTGACGACTCCAACTCTGGTGGCGATTACGACTTCTAATGGCTACAATAGAAAGCCTCAAGCAGCGACTCAGGGTTTCGGGTAGCTGCTGGCTTTTCACTGGCTGCGTTAACAACAATGGCTACGGTCAGATTAGGCATAATGGGAAAACCATGCTTGCCCATCGTGTAGCCTACGAGCTGATTACAGGTGAAGAACCAAATGGTGTTCTACTACACACTTGTGACACTCCGCTATGTTGTAACCCTGAGCATCTAACTGTAGGAACCCAAATGGATAACCTTCAGGACATGCGTAACAAGGGGCGCGGTGTAAACCCTCCTCATGTTCCGGGAGAGAAGTGCGGTATGTCTAAACTTACTGATACTAAAGTCAAGGAAATTAGGTCTTCTGACCTTACCCAGCGACAGCTCGCCACAATCTACGGAGTGTCTCAGCCAACAATAGGTAAGATACTAAGGAGAGAAACATGGCGACACGTAGTATAAGCAGGGGACATTCGGTAGGAATATATAGGTCTGGTCTTGAGGCAAAGAACCAAGAGTGGCTGGAGAAGAATGGCGTAAAGGCTGAATATGAGATGTATAAAATAGCATACACAATCCCTCAGTCTCTACACAGTTATTGTCCAGACTTTGTATTGCCCAATGGAATAATTGTGGAGACCAAAGGAATCTTCGCAGTGGAAGACCGTAAGAAGCACCTATTGATTAAAGAACAGCACCCAGAGTTAGACATCCGGTTCGTGTTCTCAAGTTCCCGCTCCAAGTTATACAAAGGGTCTCCTACCACGTATGGCGCATGGTGCGAAAAGAACGGCTATAAGTATGCCGATAAGTTCATCCCGGTTGAGTGGCTGCGAGAGGCGACTGTACGTCTGCCTTCTGGTATACTCATTCCCAAGAAGAAAGGAGTTAAGTGATGACTCAAGAAGTTAAGGTCGTTCGTCAGCGTCTGACCATTGATAAAATCCCGGTAGGCTATGCGTTTATCGTCCACGGTAAGCCGGGTGAAGTGTACGTGAAGATTAGTAACTCTCACGTCTTCAACCATAAGTTGCTCCAGATGCACACCACGGATGCTAACCGTTTCCAGCGTCATCTGAACCTCGTAGCTGTAGAGCTGGTGGTGTACGATGGTGAGTAAGGTTCAGTTCAACCCACGGTCCCGTACTGACGCTATCTTCGTTCACTGTTCGGCTACCAAACCAGATATGGACATCGGGGTAGAGACCATCCGTATGTGGCACAAGCAGCAAGGCTGGCTGGACGTAGGATACCACTTTATCATCAAGCGTGATGGCACTGTGGAAGAAGGTCGCCCGGTCAATGTCGTAGGGTCACACGTTAAGGACTGGAACTCCAAGTCCGTAGGCGTCTGCCTTGTAGGTGGAATCAACGCTAAGGGTCAGTTTGAAGCTAACTTCACTCCAGCCCAGATGAACTCCCTTCGCAACAAGCTGGATGACATGAAGGTCCTGTATCCTCAGGCAGAAATCAAAGCACACCATGACGTAGCACCGAAGGCGTGTCCAAGTTTCGACTTGCAACGCTGGTTGGCTACCAATGAACTGGTCACTTCCGACCACGGTTAATAAATTCTAAAGGAGAACAACTTAATGATTA